AAAAGATAGGAATGGAACAAACTCAGTAGTAGAAATGCTAAAGTATTCTAAAGAAAACTATGAGGTTGTAATTAAAACACAAACAGAATTAAAAATAAATTTTTCAGATGAAAGATTAGTTATTCAAAATAGTAACACAAAAGATATAAAAGACTTATACTCTGGCTATGATGCAATGATTTTGCCTAGAAGATATGCTGGACTCTGCTTGCCAATGAATGAAGCACTCATGAGTGGTCTACCAGTCTTTATGACAAAGGTTTCACCAAATGATGCAGTGCTTCCAGATGAGTGGACTGTTAAATCAGAAAAGATTGATGAGTTTAAGGCTAAAGCAATTATAGATGTTTACAATGCAGATCCTAGAATGCTTGCTAATATAGTTGATGAATATATTTTAAATAAGAATAAATCAAATATTAAACAAAAAGCATTTAATATTGGTTTTAATAATTTTGATACGACTATGTTAAGAGATAAGTATTTAGATTTAATTAATCACTTATAAAACTTTTTAAAATCAATTCCTGTAAATTGTTCATATTCTTCTAATGTTCTTACATTTCCAACACCAAAAAATCCATCTTGTTCTCCACATAAAACTAGTTTTTGTTTTTTATAAGATATGTGTTCTAGTTCTGTCCAGGATATCCCTCTAAGGTTTCTATCTTTCCATATTTTGTTGTAGCCACCACGAGAATAGAAGTGATAAACAATGTTTTTTGCTGGAGAATAAATATCCCAGCCTCTTGTCCAGGCTCTTACTGCAAAGCAAAGTTCTTCTCCAAAAAAACTAATCTCTTCATCGTATGGAATTTGTTTAACAATTAAGCCATCTGAGAACATAAAGCCACCTAATACTGTTTTAGATATTTCTGGATCTTCTTTTGCTTTATTTTCAAACTCCATGCGCTCTGCAGTCCATTGTTCTCTTTTATTTAATATAGGCTTTTGTCTTGTTGGGTATGGTTTAATCTTGGGATTATTTTTAATTATATGCATACCGCCATTTCTTTCAGGTTCAAATGGTGCGGGGAAGTATGAAAGAATAACTTTATTATGACCAGAAATAGACTTTGCTCTATTTAGTTGATCTATTGTTATTGTGTCCCAACCCTTTTCAAACCTTGTATGTGAATCAATTTGTAAAAAATATGTTTGGTCAGAGTAAAGTTCCATTGCTTTTGCTCTTGCATATCCAGCACCTTTGGCAGACTTTGGATGAACTTTTACTAAAGACATATTTGGAATGTTTTCAATGTCTGGCATCTCTGAAGGAAGCCCCTGATAAATAACTCCAAAGTATAGTTCTGATGGGTTATCAGCATTATCTATAGCACTTTTTATTGTCCATTGAAGTTCTGGATCACGATATGATGCTATTGATATAAATATTGACACACTAGATACCTCTTTCGTTAAACCATTGCTCTAGTGTTATTTTTGGTTCCCAATTAAATACTTCTTTTACTTTATCAATATTAGCAAGTGTCTCTCTTGCCTCTCCAAGTCTTTCTGGAATGTTAATAGTATTATCTGATATAAAAGATGCAATTTGATTTACAGAATAGTTTGTTCCAGTTCCAATATTAAAAACCTGACCAAAATATTTACTATCAATTTCTTTTGTTGTTGCAAGTATATTTATATCTACAACATCTTTTACATTTGTAAAATCTCTTCTTTGTTCTCCGTCACCAACAATTGTCAGTCTTTCACCATTTAATTTTTGAACATCAAACAATCCAATAACTGGTGCGTACACACCCTTTGTTGGATGCCTATCTCCATATACATTAAAGTATCTAAATATTATTGTATCTAATCCAAAAATGTTTGTGTACATTGAACATAGTTTTTCTCCAGCAACTTTAGAAATTGAGTATGGATTTAAACAATCATCTGGCTGTGTTTCTTTATTCGGTATTTCATTTCTTCCGTAAGACGACGATGTAGAAGAATATACAACTCTCTTAACATTTGCTTCCTTTGAACACTGAAGTACTGTTGCGGTTCCAACTACATTGGTTCTTATAGATCGTATTGGATTTTTTATTGTTCTCTGTATTCTTGCCTCTGCTGCAACATGAAATACATAATCAACACCATCATAAAGACTTCTTGTATTTTCATAATCACATATATCTAATTTATAATTTTCTGCATTTTCATTCCAGAAAAAATGATCGTGAGATTCGGAAGACTCATTATCAATAACAACAACCTCGTGACCAAGTTTAATTAAACAATCAACTATATTTGATCCAATAAATCCAGCCCCACCAGTTACTAAATATTTCATGCGTGAACCCTTACCTCTTCTTCATTAAAAAAATTTCTATAAAAATTATTTGTTACTTTCATGTTTTCTATTTCCGATCTAAATCTTTTTCTATAAACTTCTCTTAGTTCATCGCCATATCTTAATATCATGTTGTCATCTGTAACTTCGGCATAATATAAAACCTTATCTATAGTCTTCATGCTGTATCCTTCATTCATTGAACAATATGCATGTAATCTAAACCAATAATCTTCGTCTGCACTATATCCTATATTATCAAAATATCCTAATACTTCAAATGCTTTTTTGCTAAAAAACCCATGGGCCAAGTTAACCATTGGAGTGTTTTGAGTATTATACCAAGATGGCACAGGATTTCCAAACCTAAGTTCTGTATCTTGAACAGCAAGAACTTTATCGTTATCAAATGCGTTTACTACTTCTTGCAATCTAATAGGTTGAGAAAAATCATCTGCATCGTGTGTAGTATATATATCAAAATTACCAGAGTCCATAAACTTTATACCAGTATTTTTGCTATAAAAACAACCACTATTTTTTTTATTATTAATAACACTTACACGACTATCGTATAAAAATTTATTGGCTTCTTCTAAAGAATTATCAGTTGATCCATCATTAATAATAACAAGAGAAAAATTATCATATGTTTGTTCAAGTATGCTGTTTACTGCTCTTTTTAAAAGTCTTGCTTCATTATATACTGGAAGACATACAAGTATTTTTTTCACATTATCCCCTTTGGTAGTGATGGGGGTTATTAGCCCCCACCACCAATCAATTACTTCTTAGGCGCTGCCTTCTTACGTGCAGGTGCCTTCTTTACTGTAGCCTTTTTAAGCACAGCATCAAGTTCCTTAGAATCTGGCAAAATTCCAAATGCCTTGTCGTTAGGATTGATTGCTCTCAATGCCACTGGTGCAACCGCAGCCAATAGTGAGTATGCAAGTGTCTTAGGATCTGTTACCCCAGACATATATAGTGCAAGTGCTGCACCAAGGACTGATCGTCCATATGATGCTAGTAGTGCCTTTAGTTGTTCTGTATTCATATTATTCCTCCTAGGATATAACTTTTATTAGTATAGCATAGCCAGCCCATAGACCTACAATTCCTGCGACTCCCGCAAAAACTGGTGGTGCTGGAACTGGCAATTTGAATGCAGCAAAAACTAAACCACATCCAAAACCTGTTAATGTTGACATAAATATTTCTTTCATTTATTTTCCTCAACTGGTAGTAATTTTTTTAAATCTTTGTAAGACTTTGATATCTGTTTCATTGCTGCATAGTCTGGCCTTTCAACAGAAAGAACATCGCCATATGTATCAAAATATTCTATATATGAATCTATTTCGTCTACAAAAGTTATCAATCCTTTTTGTACTTCTTCAATATAGCCATAAGCCCAATCTCTAGAATCAGAAAGAAACTTAATAAAGTTTTCTTTGTGAACCAACTCATCTTCTTTTTTAAGAGCACCGTTTGATTTTGTAATATCAATATATTCTTGCATTATTTTGTTTTCAAGAAAAAGTCTTGATAAATCTTTTGATACCTTTTTTAATTGATATAGGACAGAACAATAAGATATTGCAAAAGAAATAGATAAAGTAATAAAGATAACCAATAAAATGTTTTTTATCATACAGCCACCTGTTGTGGAATCATCAATGTACACCTTTTACATAAATCATATGTTGACCCCGTAAATGGACACGTACCTGCACTTACAAAATTATGACCTTTAAATATACAAACAGACCTCAATAAAATAAACTTAATCACTTTAAAGCCTCTCTAGTAACCAAAACAATTGCCCCATTTCTTTCTAATGCATTCTTTAATTTTACCACATACCGAAGGGCCTCTATCTTATCATCATGAAACATTTTTTTAAACTTTAACTCATCTAGTTTAATTGTCAGAAAATGTTCATTATCTATCAACTCAACCACAAACCCTTTTGGTGCTTCTATACTATGAAAGGCTCTTTTCATTTCTTCTGTATACATTTATAAAGTTTCATATCCAAAATAATTAAATTCCCATTGCCACTCATTATATATAATATTTAAATGTTTCTCTGAAAAAACATCAAGATATTTAACACTTTCTGGCTTAAATCGTTTTTCTTCTGCAGTTAATTTAATGGCTGATAGTCCGTTTTCAAGTAATACTGGATTAATTTCGTTTTCAATACCATATTCATACCTTAAAAATTTAGTTACCTGAATATCTTTTTTGTCAGATAAATACATTTCTTTAGTACTTCTTATTCGTTTGGCACCAAGTCTGTCACCGAAGTATTCTTCTATTAAAAAAGACTTTTCATTATTGCTTAACTCAATCCACTTTAAATTCATATCAATAAAGTGAAGTCTATGAAAAAAATTTGATAAAACAACGTTAAATGGATTTCTTACAAATATATAAGACCTTACATCAGTTAAATCAATTTTATTAGATATTTCAGAATAAGACATGTGACCACGAAAACCAAAATAGTTTCTTGGATTGTATCCATCATAAGACTTTTCATATTTTAGTTGCCATGCTGGATCATCAGTTGTTCTTGGAGTTACTATTGCATTTTTTGGAACAACCATCGATACACAAATTTCTAAAGATGTTCCACCAACTTTCTGATTTTTTAATAATAAAAACTTATGGTCTGGTGAATAAATCACTTTTTTACTCCGTTGTTAGTGCTTGCCATGTATTTGCCCAGTCTTGCTTTGACTTATGCCTATTAAACTCTCTAGATATACTACCTAGTTCTAAGAATATTCCGCCCCAGATTCCGTATTCTTTTCCAGATACTCCGTTAGCAAAACAAATTTTTGATACAGGACATCTCTGACACATAGAGTCTATAATTGGTCTTAAACCCAAGTCATCTTCATACTTTTCAAAAAAAAGATTAGTATCAAGATCAAGGCATGCAGCATTATCTTTCCATAAATGTTGTTTCATTAATGACCGTATTTATTTGGAATATCCCAACCATTTCGATTGACAGCAAATATTTTTTGAATATACCAAAAATCTTTTACACGAACACCATTTACAGATGTTTTTGCAATGTCTGAACGCTTACGCTCAACAACATCCCAACCAATCCAAGATAGTTCTTTGTTCTTCTTAACTATTTGTTCCATATGACTTAATGACTTGATTATCATGATACCCCTTTATTAATAACGGAAAATTCCAACTTCAACATTTTTAGATTCTGCAAAAGTTGTAAGTTTAGATACTGACTCTTTAGGCTTGCTAAGAAATGCAAAATAGTTTACGTGTTCCATGTTTTCTTTAATCCAACTTTCTGGAACTTTATAAAACTTTATCTTACGACCTCTTGCTTTCATTCCTCTTTCTGAAAGGTTTGAAAACTCTGAAACAAAAGAATTTACTCTTGTTGGACCAACAGAATAAATTACAAAATCTTTTTCTTCTTCTTTCATTCCAGATAGTGCAACGCTCATAGCACGAAGGAATAGATTGTAATCATCAAACTCATTAGTTCCCTGCACCGCCACTATCACTTGCTTCCCCATTCTTTAAGTTATCCAAGATGAATAACATTTTATTTATTTCTAAACTTGACATATTGACAGTATCTAAAGGTTCACCAGTTTCTGGTATTACTTTGCCATTAACTGTTTCACACACATAAAATGTATTATTTGATACCCAATATGCTTTTTGATCTATTA